ATTCATCATTTGATAATATTGTATTATTAGACAAGTTCAGTAGATTTAAACAAAAATATAAAAGATTAAAAGATGATTTGCGACAAGAAGATGATGAATTAATAAAAGTTATGATAGAAGATATTATAAAAAAATTAAAAATAACATATGGGATATATGATACCACACAGAGAGAAACAAGCAAAATAACAAAAGAAATTTATAAAAAAATAGGTATAGATATACAAGCAGATGAAGATAAAAAAAGAGAAGCAGAAGAAAAACATTATAGAGAAACAAAAAATAAAAAAAAAGATGTGATAACAACCTTACAAGAAAAACTAACAAATGCAAACAAAGAATTAGACAATAATTTAATTAAAAATTTTAATGATTATTTAAATAATAATACTAATTATAATAAACCTGACGAAAATATTAGGTATGAAATTATAAAAAATATAATAAAAATTATTACCGATTTAAAAACACATATAAATAAAACCAAACCTGGAATTGATAAAACACGATTTAGTATTGATAATTATTTTGATAATAAATATAAGGATGATATAGATTTAAAATTATTTACAAAAAAAATATCTGAAACTTTATTTACATTTATTAAACATGAAAATATAAATAAAGTTTCAGATACACAAGCCATAGCATATAGTATTTATGATACTTTAATAGAAAAACAAAAAAATAAGTTTAATGTTCCTATGGCGGTTCCTATACAGGTTCCTATGGCGGTTCATATACCGGTTCAATGGCCTCATAGTCATACTATGACTTCTTTAAATAGAAGGAATAGTATGAGTATGCTTCCTTCTTTAAATAGGGGGTGGGAAGGAGGTGTGGGGGGTACTTATACCAAGGGAGGGTTTGAAGATAAACCAAATAATAAAATTGAAATTGAAGAGCCTCCTATGCTTTTGGAACATTACAAAAGTATTAAAGAAATATATATTAAACTTGTTATATCATATTATAAGTTAATTGCTAAAAATGGTTCAGAAGAAAATGAAATAAAGATAATAAATAATGATGATGATGATAAGAACGATGAAATAATAAATAAAATAAAAAAAGATAAATCACTTAAAAAAGAAGATAAAGATCGTCGAATAGAAGATAGAGAAGAGAAAGAAAAAAAAGAAGAAATTGATACAGAGAAAAAAAGAAAAGTAGATGAAAGAAGTGGTTTAGATGGCGAAAAAAATGTAATAAGTAATTGGCGTGAGGATGAAAGTACTCAAACTAAAAATATAAAAAAAAATGAGGATAGAATAAAAGTTTTGAAAGATGAGTTAAAAAATATTACAGAAAGTCTATTTGAATTGTACATCGTATGTAATAAAATTAAACAACTTCCTCTTATGACAGAGTATGAAGAAAATATACATAACATATTAATAAATGAAAATGTTTATTTATTTAAAGATAAAAATGATAAAGAAAGACATTTAAACCATTATATTATAATAGATATTAACAAAGAAATTTCTACATTGATTAAAGAAAATGAAAATAGTGCAGAAGAAATAATAAAGATTCAAAAAACAATAGCAGATATACAATTAAATAATAGGCATGGTAATATAAACCCTGTGTATAATAATGGATATGGATATAATGGATATCAACATAATAATAATAATAGTTCTTTTCCTAATAATGTTAATATGTTTGGCAATATGAATCGTTATATTCCTGGTTATATTGGTGGTGGTTATGGAGACATTAAAGAACTCAAACAAAACTATATAAAATTATTTAATTTTTTAAGATTAAAAGATATAGGTAATGATGATAATAATAATAATGAAGACTTAAAAGATTTAGTTTATCGATTAAAAGAAGATAGTAATTATAATAATTATGATAATAATGGTATTGATAATAAAAATTACGATAATAATGGTATGGATAATACTATATATGAAAATATATGGAACCAATATAATATAGGTATTCGTAAATCGAGTAAAAAAAATCCTTTAAAAAATATTGAACAGGGAGAAATATTGTATAATAATGTAAATGAGCACAATTTAGTTCCAGAAATAGCCCTTGGTGTAAATTTTCAAGACAAAGCAATATTTGTATTTTTAATATTAATTATAAGAACAATTACAATGGTATCATTTGAGTTAATTATAGAATATAATCTTGTTAAAACTCTTCAATATAGTATAATTATATATTCTATAATATATTTAGTATTATTGGCATTATCAATTGGGTTAGTTAATTATGATTCTTATAAATTACGTATAGTATTTAATTATCTTAACGTGCATATAAACAGTTCAAATCTTATCTTACATATAATATTATTCATAATATTTGTATCACTGATAATGATAATGATAGATTCTGATGATTTAATACATAATGTTGGATATTTATTTGATTATACAAAGATATATGTTCATATATATGAAAACACAATAACAAATAATAAAGAAATATTCTATAATATTTTGACAAGAGATGAAAAGATAAAGTTATTATATCGTCTCGAAATAATAACTATGATAATTTTTATATTTTCATCTTTTATTATTTTGTTATTATAGATTGTTGTTTTTTGAATAATATGAAAGGATTATGCAATATTGTGCATTATAATTTAAAAGCGATGAACTCATAAAGTCTTTTTTTGTTAAATCAGTTGTATCTAATGTTAAATAATTATTATCAATATTTGAAATCTTTACATTGGAAAATTCGTTATCATAAGTTTTTAATAACATATTATCATATTTATTTAATAAGTCTATATTGTAACTATCAAATAACACTTCATCATCATTATCTATTTTTATTCTAAAGTTATTTTCGTTTTTACCATCATATACTTCACATATTTTAATATCATCGCGTCCCATATCAAGTTCTTTGTTTCTATAATCCAAAAAGGATATATTCCAGTTTTTAACATTTAGATTTATTAAGTTTTGTGCATTTTCATTAATCATAACCCAAGTATCCCAACCTCCTTCTAACGATGATGTATTTGATAAGATAAAATTAATTTTCTGCGTTTGTATTCCATCATTAATAACCATTGTTATGTAAGGATTTTTTCTTTTTATATTTTTAGATAACAATAATTTAGAAGGTTCTATATAATTTTTGGTCAAATCAATATTTATAGTAAATGACAATTTATTTCTATTATAATTATTTGTCCAATCGCGGTTATAACTATTTATAATAAGTGTTTTTTTATTCACCGTATTTTTAGAGTTTATTATATCATACATCTTTTCTACAATCATAAAAGTATTAGAATTATCTTTGATATTCTCTGTATTGCTCGATTTAGGTATATCATCTTGTATAGTATTATTATATTGAATAGATGAAAGAGATGATGTAGCATTTCTTTTTTCTTCAAGTGATAAAACTTTCGACAATAATTCTTCACTATTATATTTAACAACATCATCTATTTTTTTCAATTCATTCTCACTTTCTATATTTGGTGTTTCTGTATTACTTTTTTTTTCAATATTATTTACTATATAATCTTTGACCTTTGTAAGAGCTATAGTATTTAATTCTATTATTTTAACTACATTTTTTATTAGAATAGCATCAGCACATATTGATGATATTATCATATTAACGATATTAATTAACTTTTCTTTTTCAATATTTATATTATATTTATGATTTAACATTTTTTCTGATGCATTAATTATTGTATCCTTATTAATATTAGATTTGAAATCATCTATAACACCCATCTTTAATAATTGTATATATAAAATAGATTTATATTATTACACATCATATAGTTACATTTTTATCTTTTAAATATGCTTTGAGATTTGGTCTAAATAAATAAGACCTTGTTTTTTCCATATTATTATCTGTTATATTTTCGTCATTAACGATATGATTGTGAAAATTGCTATTATCATATGGTGAGGTTAAATTAAGTTCTTTATATTTTATTATAGAGTTTAACCATCTTATTTGATATGATAGCGAAAACATACCACATTCTGTATTTTTCATTTGATGTCGTTTTGTATTAAATGTTACATTAAACTTTGTTTTAGGGTATATTTCTAATAATTTTGATTTAACGGTATTGATAAACTTTTTGATATATGAAGGTATATTTACAGCATTACTATCATAGTAATGAGCACCATAACATTTATTTTTAGGGTCTATTATAATAAAAGTAGATGTCCAATGCGAACCTCCTTGGTCGTGTTTATCAAGATTTGTAATCAAACCTATATGTTTTATTTTTTTATTGATATACTTTTTTATATCTATCGAGCATATTGTACTATATAAACATCTACCAAACTTATCTTCTTCTGTAAAGTCTATTGGAAATACTCCCAAAAATGCATATTTATATTTTTTATCATTATTATACTGTATCATAACATCTTCTATATCATAATTATCTAACCATTCTATTGGGTTTTTTGTCCATTTTATAGGCATTTCTGGACGCATTTCAGTATTTTCAATAACTTTTATAATTTCTCTCGTATTAACGTCATTTGTTAGTTTTTTAAGAGCACCTGTCCAACACCAATATTGTTTATCGTCACAAATTGGTTTTATTTTATCATTTAACAATTCTGATAATCTTGCAGTAGAAAATGTTTTTTTATAGATTATTTTTTCATCTTTATTTTTATTCCAAGTTTCTATTAAATATAATAATGACTTTTTTGTAAAAAGGTGAGGATTTTTAATATTTGATGGACTTGAATAAACCTTATTAATATTTTTTGCATCCGTCGCTTTATTATTTGATGTCATAATATTATTCAATATTATAAATACACCTACCATATATAAAGATAAATAATAATATCTTTGTAAAATATGTATAAAAATAAAAATTGATATATGTATAAAGAATAATAATTTTATAACAATGGGTATAATTGAAGATTTACGTTCATTCATTAATAAATACAAGGTAGAAAAAGGTAAATCTTACACCAATACGAGTATTGGTTCCCCTAAAGTAAGTCTATGTATTCCAGATGATAAATATGATGAATTTATCAACATTTACAGTCTTGCACTTACAAATGGTGTATCATTATACTTTACAGAAAAACCTCTAGAACCAAGTCCATTAAGGGTTGATATTGACTTTCGTTTTACTATACCTGAAACCAAGTCTGGTATTTATAGTTCGCAAAACTCAAACTCATCTTTGAATGATAAGAAAAAATATGATAGGGTATATACATCCGAAAATATTTTTAGAATTGTCGATGGTTATTTCAATGTTATAAATCAATATTTGAACGTAAGTGAAGAAGAATCAATCGCATATGTTATGGAAAAACCAAATCCTGTAGAGTTTCGTAATAAATTAAAGGATGGGTTGCATATCATATTTCCACATATTATTATTCCAAATAATGCACAACATTTTATTAGAAGAAAAATATTGGATATGTCAGCTGATATATTTAAAGATCTTCCCATATGTAATGATTATGATTCTATCGTAGATAAGGCAATCATTGATCAAAATTGTTGGCAGATGTATGGTAGTAAAAAACCCGATTGCGATACATATAGAGTATCTTGCACATACAAAAATATTAATAATGTAACAGAAAAAAGTAATTATATATTAAATGCAAGCGATGAATTGAATTTTATTAAATTATTTTCTATGAGAAAAAAGTCAGAAATAACAAGGGTTTTTGTAAAAGAAGACTTTATTATTGAAATTGACCAGTATAGCAAACATATATTACCAGCGATAGACCAAAAGTTGAAATGTAAAGTACAAAATAATATTTTTGGTAAATCTCTTAATGTAAATAGAGCATATGTTGCCGAAGATGAATTAACTTTTATCAAAAGATTAGTAAATGAATGTTTGTCCATAACAAGGGCTGATAATTATGCTGATTGGATTAATCTTGGATGGGTATTGCGAAACATTGACTACAGATTATTAGAAACTTGGGTTGAGTTCTCTAAAATTAGTAGTGTCTATATTGAAGGCGAATGCCATCAAATATGGGATAAAATGCGAAAAGACAATATGGGTGTTGGAACTCTTAGATGGTGGGCTAAACAAGATAATATTGTAAGTTATGCAAATGTCGTAAATACATCAACTATTAAATTAATAGATGATGCTATTGGAAGTGATGGGTCTCATTTTGATATTGCATGCGTTGTTCACGCAATATTTAAAGACGAGTTTAAAGCAATTTCAAAAGATAATTGGTATAAATATGATAAACAAAAACATCGATGGGTTCGTGCTCGCGAAGGTTTAGAATTACGTAAAATGTT